AGAGTTGGTTTTGTGTTATGACTCTAAGCATTATTGGAGGCGTGATTACTTTCCAGAATATAAATTTGGAAGACGAAAGGGTAGAGAAAAATCTGATCTTGATTGGAATGCAATTTTCTCTTGCTTAAATCAAATCAAAGATGAACTTAGGAATAATATGCCATATAAGTTTATAGAAATATATGGCGCAGAAGCTGATGATGTTATCGGTGTTCTTTGCTCAGAATATTCAGAAGAAATCATGATAATTTCTGGAGACAAAGATTTCATTCAGCTTCAAAAGTTTCCTAATGTAAAACAATTCAGTCCGATTACTAAGAAAACAGTAAATGGTGAAAACCCTGGCGCATATCTTAAAGAGCATATCTTTAAGGGTGACACTAGTGATGGAGTACCTAATGTCCTATCTCCCGATAATACATTTACTGACGGCCTACGACAAAAACCATTAGGTAAAAAGAAAATTGCTTCATGGATGGAACATGATTTTGAAGATGTTGCTCCTAATAATGAAGTGAAAAGAAACTATCAAAGAAATCGCAAATTGATTGATTTGACATACACACCAGAAGAACTTTCTTCAGAGATAATTAATACATATAAGGAAGCTCCATATGGTGATCGAAGTAAACTACTAAATTACTTTATACAAAAGAGATTGAGAAATCTCACAGAATCTATAGGAGAATTTTAAAATGAATTTACTAATTTCAGAAATTTTGGAACTAGTTTCAAAGGTTAAAACTAAGAAGGAAAAAATTAATATTCTACGGGAGCATGATCATCAATCTTTGAGAATGGTTATCAAGTCTTCCTTTGATCCAAATATTGAGTGGGCATTACCAGAAGGTGATGTTCCATATACTCGCAACGATGCTCCAGAAGGAACAGAGCATTCTTCACTATCTTATGAGTCTCGTAAGTTGTATCATTTCATTAGTGGTGGAAATCCTCAAATTAATCAGAACAAACGAGAATCAATGTTTGTTCAGCTATTAGAAGGCCTTCATGAAAGTGAAGCAGCACTTCTGGTTGCTGCAAAAGATAAGAAATTGCATCAAATGTATAAGGGTCTTTCTGCTCCTGTAGTCAAGGAAGCATTTAATTGGAATGATGAGTATATGGTCGATGATCATCATGTTTATCCTCAAACGCCAGGAGCAGCAAACGGATGATAATTGAAGACGATATCAAACTAGATTATTCTGATGTATTGATTCGTCCTAAAAGGTCAACTCTTACATCCAGATTTGATGTTGATCTAGAAAGAACCCATACATTTTATCATAGTGGTAAAGAGTGGACTGGCGTTCCTATTATGACAAGTAATATGGATACTACTGGTACATTTGAAATGCATAAAGAGTTAAGTCTTTATGGTATGGTGACTTGTATTGCCAGACATTACAATACAAATGGTAAAAATTGGAATCAAGCAGAACGTAAAAATAAGCTCTGTGTAATGTCTGGTATATCTGAAATAGAAATATCAGAGATTATTGGTGTAGTAAATACTTTTTCTGATGTTGCATTTGTTGGATTAGATGTTGCAAATGGGTATACCATCAATTTTGTTGAAGCAATAAAACGTCTAAGGAATGAACTCCCTAGTTCAACTATTATTGCGGGCAATGTAGTCACTGCTGATATGACAGCAGAACTTATTCTTGCTGGTGCTGATATTGTTAAAGTAGGAATTGGTGGTGGTAGTGTATGTACTACTCGTATTAAAACTGGAATAGGATATCCACAGTTAAGTGCTGTGATTGAGTGTGCTGATGCAGCTCATGGCATTGGTGGACATATCATTGCAGATGGTGGATGTAATTCATCTGGTGATATGGTAAAGGCATTTGCTGCCGGCGCTGACTTTGTTATGATTGGTGGTATGCTTGCTGGTCATGAAGAGTGTGATGGTGAGTTAGTATTTGAGGATGATGTAGATGAACCTGTTGGTATGGAGTTCTATGGAATGGCATCTAATACTGCAATGGATAAACACGGCCATTCCAACAGAGAATATAGAGGGGAAGAAGGTAAGACGGTTACAGTACCTTATCGTGGACCTGTTGAGTATACCGCTAATGATATTCTGGGCGGGATTCGATCTGCCTGTACATATGTTGGTGCAAAACGATTAAAGGACTTGCCAAAATGCACTACATTTGTTAGAGTGAATAATACCCATAACAGAATATACGAATAATGTCATTGACAAGAAAACGAATCATTTATGACCGTGATGGCTATTCCCCATATATGATTCGACATCATCTGATATTCAGAGAAAAATCTGATCATTTAGAACAAAACGTGAAAGTTCCGTTCAACGTCTATCTGCATAAAATCCTTCTTTCAGATGAACCGATCCTACATGACCATCCTTGGGATTGGGGCACGTTTATCATATCTGGTGGATATTGGGAACATACACTAGAAGGTACTTTTTGGAAGGGCCCTGGCTCCTGGCGAACAAAGAAATCTACCGATCTGCATTGGTTAGAACTAAAGGAGAACAAACCTTGTCGGACTCTGTTTTGGCATGGTGCTAGACAGAGAACTTGGGGCTTCCAGCTGGATGATGGTTGGATGGATTATCGAACTTTTTTACAGAATCGTTTAGAATCAAGGACTTGGCGATGACGATTTTCCTTGACATATCCTGATTTATGGTATATACTTAGGTATAAACTGAGAAAAGGAAGAGAGACATGACTGTTAATGTAGTGAAGAAATCGGATACCCTTGAAGATGGTGTTGACACCCTGATGGAAGCCATGGTTGATGATTACACTGGTTTTATGCCCCCCGATAATAAGGTTAAGAATGAGATGAACGCTAAGTTCAAAGATGGACTGTCGTTCACGGTTGGTTCCAAATACATCAAGATTTTTTCAGAGGGTGGTGGCGTGTCTGCCTTCATCGTCAAAACTGAGAATGATAAGAAGTTCAAGCGCGGTGACATTCTGAAAGCCGCTACTTACGCTGCTCCTGCTCGAAACGCTGCTCGGGGAAACATTCTTGATGGTGGATATCCTATCAACTGGACTGGACCCCTATATCTCTAATAATTTGAGGAAGTAGATGATTCTTCACGTCAAAGGTTCTAACAAAGCAGTTCGCAAATTGATCGAATCTGCCGCTTGGTTCTATGTTGAGAAATTGATGGGCAAGAGGCTCATGGGAAGTTTAGAAATTACCATCAATCTCAATAAAAATCTTCTTTCCAAGGAAGGGAATGAAGGTAGTGCTATTTGGGAAGATGACGGTCATCGGTCCAGAGAGTTCACTATCGAACTTGATACTACCGTGAAAATTCGGAATCTTCTAATCACTCTTGCTCATGAAATGGTTCACGTTAAGCAGTGGGCCAAAAATGAGATGTATGAGTATATGAATACGGTTGATCTGGTTCGGTTTAAGGGTGAAAAGATTCATCTTAAAGAAACTGACTATTGGGACTATCCTTGGGAGATAGAAGCCTACGGTAAGCAGTTAGGTTTGTTTGTTCGGTTCTGCGAACATATGGGTTTTGAAAAAGATGATAACATGAAGGAAGAAGCATAATGAGTAGAATGAAAAACTATATGATGGATATTGAAAAGTTTTGTGACGGCTACTTCTATGGTGACTTCAGTGGTGCTGAATTTGATTTTACTGTTGAAGAAGTCTCTGAAGATGCTGAAAAGTTCTTTCATTCCAAGATGGCTGGAGATTACGCCGAGGAATATGTCACCAAAATCCTTGGTGAGTTTTAATGAATCTTGCTACAATAGTCTTGGCGGGGGTTGTTACAACTACTGCTATTCAAATACAACAGATTCCAGATAGAGCTCCAGAGTGTCTTGCACTAAACATGTATCATGAAGCCAGAGGTCAAGGAACAGCTGGTCTTTTTGCTGTATCTGCTGTGGTATTAAATCGTGTTAATGATAAACGATTTCCTAATAGTGTCTGTGAAGTTATTGAGCAAGGCCCTATTAGAGAGAGTTGGAAAACTCGGCAACATAAAGATTTATCAGACATCAAGAGAAAATATTATCCTGTAAAAAATAGGTGTCAATTTTCTTGGTATTGTGATGGGAAAAGTGACATACCTTATAACAAAAAAAAGTATCAAGAGTTACTTGACTTATCTGAAGCAATTATGTATAATGAGATATCATTTGTAGATATTACAGATGGTGCGTTGTTTTACCATGCAGATTATGTAACGCCTGGGTGGGCAAAAACAAAACAGAAAACCGTGGAGATACAAGATCATATTTTTTATAAATGGGATGTTAAATGACATTTGATGAATACCAAGAATTTGCACGATCAACAGCAATTTATCCAGAAGAGTGTAAAGTAACATATCCTACACTTGGTTTGTGTGGAGAAGCTGGTGAGGTTGCAGAGAAGGTAAAGAAGAATATTCGGGATGGTAAATCTCTGGATGGAGTCGGACTAGAGCTGGGTGATGTACTTTGGTATATCTCTGCTCTTGCTGATGACCTTGGTGTAACTCTGGAAGAAGTTGCACAAGCTAATGTTGATAAGTTACAGTCAAGAAAAGATCGTGGTAAGATTGGAGGCAGTGGAGATAATCGATGAACATTTTCTATCTAGATAAAGACCCTGAGATTGCTGCACAAATGCATTGCAATAAGCATGTGGTCAAGATGATACTAGAGAGCGCACAAATGCTCTCTACTGCTCATCGTGTTCTTGACGGTGATGAACATGCCAATAATGTTGGTATGTATAAGATGGCTCACAGAAATCATCCTAGTAGTATATGGACAAGAAGTTCTGATTTACATTATGATTGGTTGTGGAAATTATGTGACGCACTCCTAAAAGAATACACATATAGATATGACAAGCATCATGCTACAGAGCGATTGTTAGATTTATTGTGGAAACGTCCACGCAATTTACCATTTGCCGATTTTACACCGCCACCACAATGTATGCCAGATTATTGTAAGGCTGAAGATACTGTATCCGCATACCATAAATACTATATAATGGAGAAGTCAGATTTTGCAACTTGGAAACGTCGAGATAAACCGGAGTGGTTTCATGAACGAGAAAAGAAATGTGTTTGATATGGTTGGCATGTGGGAAAGAGAAGTTTACGAATTACAGAAAAGTCTGCAAAATTCTTTTATTAGACAGAAAAATCTGATGGAGAGAATAGATGAACTTACTGCAAAGGTTAATATATTGGGGGGCGATCCTAATCAATTGGAGATAGATTTATAATGCCAACATATACATTTAGAGATAACAACACAGGAATTACCTTTGATGAATTTATGGGTATGAGTGAAAGAGAAACATATCTAAAAGAACATCTTCATATTAGTCAAGTACCAGTTATGTTTGCATTTGTTGGTGATCATATTATGGGTGCGGGCCCCAAAACTGATAGTGGATTTAATGAACGCATGGAACAGATTGCAAATTCCCATCCAGGCTCTCCTTTAGCAGATAGGTATGGCGGCAGTAAAATAAAATCTCATAAAGAAATTAAAACAAGGAATGTGTTGAAAAAACATAAAGTGATATAAATATGTATTGTGATGCGGGCGAGAAATCAAACTTCAGCATCAACGCACAGTGTTGATATAAGCTGGGAAGTCAATCCGCCCATGCATCACAGAGGGAGGAAGCGCTTCCTCCCTCACCTTTATTATTAATTAGGATTAAAAATGGCTAATAAAAAGAACAAAGAGATTAACCATACCAATCTCGTAAATATCAAATCAATCACTGATAATCAAAAAGTAGTTTTTGATTCTTGGAAAAAGGATAAGAATCAATTTTTATTTGGTGCTGCTGGAACAGGTAAAACTTTTATATCACTCTTTCTTGCATTAAGAGATGTATTGGATTTAAAGAAACCTTATGACAAAGTAGTGCTTGTTCGGTCACTTATTCCTACCAGAGAGATTGGATTTTTGCCAGGCGATGAGGAAGACAAGGCTGCATTGTATCAAGTGCCATATCAGAACATGGTACAATTCATGTTTGAAATGCAGAATGACCAACAATTTAATAATCTATATGATAAATTAAAGGGACAAGGTACATTATACTTTTTATCAACTTCTTTTCTAAGAGGGTTGACATTTGATAATACAGTCATTATAGTAGATGAATGTCAGAACATGAACTTTCATGAGCTTGACACAATTATCACCAGAGTAGGGCAGGATTCAAAGATTGTATTTTGTGGAGATTTTGAT